CGCAATTACTTTTTTCGCAGTGGTATAAAAACGCAGAAAATTATCAAGAAGGATTATTATATGCTGCTCAAACTTTTAATTTTATTGACACTGTAAAATATCAAGATACATCTTACTCGGCTCTGTTTACCCTTGCTGGTTATGACGACCAAAATTGGATTACCGATCCAATTATTTGCGAATATTACGCGGTGACCGATACGGCCGCAGATATTTGGGTTGTTGTCCAGCGCGTATTTACAAATATCAACCCTCGTTATTATGATATAGACACAATTGTGGCGGGCGAAACAACCGTTAATACAGGTCTTATCTCTAATCTAACGCTTAATAATCTCAAGGCTCCATTTTATCGACTTGCATTATATGGGCGCTCAAGCAATACAACGACAATCGTAAGCGTGATTTTATATTTATTTAAAAAAGATTAAATGAAATTTATCGATAAATATCTTGCTCGAAAAGGATTCGTTCATAAAAACGAAATGAATGAACGAATCAAAAAATTAAAACGAAGCTATGCTGCGGCAGCGTCTAACCGCTTACTTGCCGATTGGACAACAATGAACACTTCGGCAGATCAAGATATTCGTTATTCGCTCCGTTCACTTCGTGCAAGAGCCCGCGATCTAGTTCAAAATGATCCTTACGCAAATAATTTTATGCGAATGATACAAATGAATATTGTTGGTCCCGACGGCTTTATTCTAAGAAACAAATCCGGCGAATGGAAAGATGGGAAATTCGTTCTGGATAAAAACGCAAATATTTTAATTCAGAATGCTTTCTGGGATTGGTCGCAGCCTCAGAACTGTACTATCAACGGCAATATGTCTTTTAGAGTCGCTCAAAATATTATTATCACAACGATTGCAAGAGATGGTGAGATATTTATTCATAAAATCAAAAATAAGAATATTAATAAATATGGATTCGCAATCCAGCTTATTGAACCTGATCACGTTGACGAAACTTATAGTGCCCAGCTTGAAAACGGCAACTCGATTATCATGGGCGTTGAGATTGACAAATATCGCCGTCCTCTTGCTTATTATATCAAACGCTCAAATCCATATCGAGAGCTTTATTCCGCAACAACAATGTTCGCCGGCGATCACGAACGAATAGAAGCCGAATCTGTTTATCATTTATTTGTTAAAGAGAGGGTAAATCAAACGCGCGGGGTTCCGTGGATCGCTCCTTCTGCAATTCGAATGAAAATGCTAAGCGGATTTGAAGAGGCTTCTCTCGTTAATGCTCGGGCGGCCGCGTGCAAAACTGGTGTATTAACTCCAAAAGAAAATGCAAATCCGGAATTTACAGGCGATGATGTAGATGCAAATAATAATATCATTCAATCAATCGAACCGGGTGAAACTTTTGTAACGCCATTCGGCTATGATTTTTCTTCTTACGATCCAAAATATCCCTCCGAACAACATGAAGCATTCGCAAAAATAATTTTACGCGGAATTGCATCTGGATTCGGAGTCTCTTACAACGCGATGGCGAATGATTACGAATCGGTGAATTATTCGTCTGCAAGAAGTTCTCTGCTTTACGAACGCGATCAATGGAAGATGCTGCAAAGCTGGCTGACCGAATCTTTTCTTAATGATTTATTCCGAGACTGGCTCGATATGTCTATAATCACCGGTGCTGTAAATCTTCCTTATTCTAAATTTGATAAATTCAATCAACCTTATTTTTTACCACGACGCTGGGATTGGGTCGATCCAGAGAAAGACGCAAATGCAAATATTCTTGCTTATAAAAACGGATTTAAAACTCTTGAGCAAATTCTTGCTGAGCGCGGAATGGATTTGGAAGAAACTCTTGAACAATTGCGATATGAAAAAGAATTGATAAAAAAATATGGCTTAACACTCGGAGATGAGCCAAAAGAAAAATCAAATCCGAAATCTGATGAGTCGGAAGAAAAATCAGATTCAGAAATAGAAAACGAATATTCGCTAAGCGAAATTTTAGAACCAATTAATGGAAACGGAAGACAATAATGGAAACCGAAAAAATATTATCACGTGCAAAAAATCAAATCCAACATCGAACCTTACAAATCTCAAAAGAATTAGTCGATGAAGAACGAAGGACAATTAAAATTTCTTTTTCATCTAATTCTGAAATTGAACATTGGTTCGGATTTTTAACCCTCGATCATAAGCTTTCATCTGTTCGGCTAGGTCGACTAAATACCGGCGGTGCATTGCTTTGGAATCATAATACAGACGATCAGTTCGGAGTTATCGAATCGGTTTACGTTGACGAGAACGCCGGGAAGGGTTATGCCGAAATTAGATTTTCAAAATCTGCACGCGGAGAAGAAATGTATCAAGATGTCCTTGACGGAATTCGCACAAATGTTTCGGTCGCGTTTATGATTCACGAACTTCATCTCGAAAAGGAAGAAGAAGAAATAAAATATTATAGATCGAATGACTGGGAGCCGATGGAAATATCTCTTGTCTCGGTACCCGCTGATATAACAGTTGGCGTCGGAAGATCAATCGCCGAGGCGAAGAAGGAACTAGGAGAACTTAAATCTCAAATTGAAGAATTAAAAAAAGTTGAAATTATTAATCAATCATCAATCATAAAGGATAATAAAATGGAAAAACTTGAACAAGAAAAACTTGAAAAAGAAATCCAAGAAAATGAAAGAAATCGAGTGAATGAAATATTAGCGATTGCAAAACGTCATAATCTCGATCCGTCTGAGGCGATTAAAAACGGTACCTCGATTGAAGCTTACCGCGGAATTGTCCTCGAAAAAATTGGTAACGAAAAACCCCTTTACAACGATCCGTTTCAAATGGAGTTGAGCGAAGGAGAAAAAAAAGAATATAATCTTGTCAGAGCGATCACTTCTTTGATTCCAGGCTCAGCAAATTTTGAAAAGAAATCTTTTGAAAGAGAAATTTCGGACAACATCTCGAAAGAGAGCGGAAGAAATGCTAAAGGAATCTTTATTCCTTATGATGCAATTAAATCCGGAACTAAAGATAAAATTCTTAAAAGAGATTTAACTGCCGGCGGCTCGACAACCGGCGCAGAATGGGTCGTTAAAGAATGGAGGGGTTCGGAATTTATCGATCTGCTGCGGAATAAAATGCTTCTTGCAAAATATGGTGCAAGAATTTGGAGCGGGCTAAGTGGAAATGTTTACGTCCCGAAATTATCTGCCGGCGTTACCTACGGTTGGCGCTCAACTGAAAATGCCGCTCTAGGAGAATCAACTCCAACAACTGGGCAGCTTCTTTTGACTCCGAAGTCCGGAGGAACTTATGTGGATATTTCAAAAGCTTTGTTGTTTCAATCGCTGCCCGCCGCAGATCAAATTGTAAGTAATGATCTTTTGCTTGCATGCGCATTAGGACTTGATGCTGCTGGATTGCATGGTTCGGGTTCGAGCGGTCAACCAAGAGGAATTGCTAACACTTCTGGAATCGGCTCAATCGCCGGTGCTTCTTACACTTATCTTAAATTGTTAGAGCATCAGACAGATGTTGAGGCGGCAAATGCAGATGTCCCATCAATGGCTTATATCTCAACCCCAGCAATTCGTGGAACTTTAAAATCACGAGAAAAAGTTTCCGGCTATCCTTCATTTATTTGCGAAGCTAATAATCAAGCCGGAGGTTATCCATTTGATGTCACAAATCAAGTTTCTTCCGGATACATTTTCTTTGGCGATTATTCGCAAGTGATTTTTGCGCTTTGGAGCGGAATCGATCTGACAGTTGATAACCTTACACTTGCAACACAAGGATTGATAAGAATTGTCGCTGATCAATTTGTCGATATTGGAGTTCGTCAAGCCGGCGCTTTTAGCGTTGCTTCTTCGTTCTCTTGATTTTGTTCTCCCTTAATTACTAAGCCGGAGTTTTTTACTCATTTTCTCCGGCTTCATTAAAATTTAAAATGATTGTAAGTCGAAATTTATTTCGACTAAAAAAAATTAAAAGTAAAACAAGAAAGGAAATATTGTGAAAACAATTGAAATCTTGCAAAAAGAAGGCAAGTTTATAAAAGGTGAAGATCAGAAAAAAAATCCAGTAGTCTACATCGATGGAGTCGAAAAATTTCAAGGCGATAAGATCGAAGTAGAAGATCCGGTCGCCGCAGATTTAGTTTTTCGAAAACTTGCAAAATATTCTGAACAGAAAAAAGAAAAATAATGTCAATCACAATCGTTGACGATTTTTTCAGCCAATCAGATTTTGCACAATCTGCAACATATACACCGTCGGGAGGTTCGCCGTCTACAATTACCGTGATATATGACAACGAATATATCTCATCCATCATGGACGGGGTCGAAGTTGAAAACACAAATCCAATTGTGATGTGCCGAACCTCCGACGTTGTAAATGCAAAACATGGAGACACAATAACCGTCAACTCAATCGCTTATAAAATTATAAATATAAAGCCAGATGGAACCGGAATCACAACAATTGAACTATCAACAATGTAGATCGAGATTTATCTCGACAAATTGTAAATCGAAATTTATTTCGACAAAAAATAAATAAAAAAACTAATGGCAATAAAACGACAACAAATAATTGATACAATAAAAACGAAGCTTGCTGCAATTAAAACTGCAAACGGTTATTATACAAACATCGGGGACAACGTCTTTGAATGGAAAGCGAACCCGATGGAGACAAGCAAGCTGCCCGGCGTTGAGGTTAGAGATACTGAAGAAACATTATTGTCCGCAGAGTCTCAATCGACATATAATTTGCACGATTTTATGATGACGGTAGAATTAAAAGTATTATGCGCAGAATCAACTCCGACCGCAACTGTGCGAAAAATGATTATAGATGTTTATAAATTGATCGGGGCTAATCTTACGTGGAGCGATTATGCAATTTATACTTATTTAATTTCCAACGCGATTGATCTCGAT